AAGGAACAAATTGATAATAAATATTAGTATTATTTGGTATTTCACTAGCGAATAATGATAAATTCTGAACGCCAGCATTATTTAAAAATGCGACATTCTTAAAAAGGGAATATCCATCAGTAGAATATGCGTTTCCTATGCTAGCGCCAGTATAAATATCAACGCTTCTAGTAATATAGTTCGTAACAGATTGATCGTCGAAAGTTAAGCTAAAATTAATTTGTCCAGTTACTCCAGAATAAAAATCTTGAACATCAACAGAAGTAATTCTTGCTGGAATATGATATACTGTAGCAAGAACTGAATTTTCTAAATCTTCGTTTTTTACATTAATTAATAAATTATAATATCTTTGCGCTCCTGAAGAACGAAATAATTCAGCATTTTTAGTTTGTGAAAAAATAAAGTTTAAAACTTGCTGGTCAACAGCAAAATCTCCAGATACAGAATAAGGATCTATATTATTAACTGTAGCTCCAGTTTTATAAAGAGAAACTCTATAAGAGAAATCGGCTTTTTGTTGAGCGAGCTGTAGTTCATTATTGATACTATTATCGTAAATATCTTTATACTCAAAAGTGAATGATGCGTCTTTTGTTTGAGAAATTAAAAATGCTGTTCCTGTTCCTACTGGAGAGTCAGAAGGAAAAAAAGAATTAATTGGCGCTGGATATTCAGGTAAAGACGCAGGAGGCGTTGGCGCTGGCGTTGGCGAAGGCGTTGGTGCTGGCGTTGGTGCTGGCGTTGGTGCTGGCGTTGGTGGCGGTGTTGGCGCTGGCGTTGGTGGCGGCGTTGGCGCTGGCGTTGGTGGCGGCTCTGGCGCTGCTGGCGGTGGCGTTGGAGATGGTGTTGGAAAAGGTGTCGGAGAAGGCGTTGGCGAAGGCGTTGGCGCTGGTGTTGGCGGTGGCGTTGGAAACGGTGTCGGTGGCGGTGGCGTTGGCGCTGGTGTTGGAAATGGTGTAGGCATATATTATATTAAGCTTTGCAGCTAATCATTTTTTTTTGTTAAAATGCTTTTGTTAAAATACCATTACTACGAACAGGAGCAGTATATGATAATACTTTTAAAGTTGCAGAGTGAGTAGCTGAAATCAAAACTGGATAAACGCCAGTTTGAACAGCAGATACTTTTAATTTAAATATCCCTACTTCTGATTGATCCTCAAAGACTACAGAATTAAGAGACGTTTGTTTTTTAAAACTTCTGTATTTTGGCGTAATTAGTTCCACATTATAAGAATTTGCGCCATCAACAGATTGCCAAGAACAATTAATATCTATAACATCATTTTGAGCATCAAAATTACCAGTAACAAAAGATGTAATCAAAGGAACTCCAGACAAATCATATCTTGCTTGATTATTTACGGAATAAGCGCTACCTTCATTAACTTGAGTTTGACGAACGCTTGGGAAAGAAGAATAAAAATCATTCAAGCTCTGCCCAGCTTCAATTTCAGCAAATTTTCCACTGTCAAATTTAGAAGCAATAATCTCGTACTCGTTTAAGTTTAGTTCTTTAATTGATTGAATCTTGTAAACTTCTTGAGCGGTATTAGCAAGAGTGACTGAGCAAGGCACTCCAATTTTAATATTCTCTAGCAAAGGAAGTCCAGAATTTTGATTAATGCCAGTATCAATATAAAATCTTGTGCCAAAACTGTTGAAACCAGTTCCGCTAGCATTAAAAATAACATTTTGAGGAATATCAGTTTGATATAGTTCGCTTATGTTCAGCTTGCTTGGGCTTTTTGCTAAATTATAAAAATCATCAAATTGATTTTTGCCAGTAGGAATTAAAATAGAAAGCTGTGGGAATAATCCTGTAGAGCTAAAATCTCCAGCACTTAAATCTATATTAGTATGAATAACGTTATTTGCTAAATCTACGTTTAACACTCTACCAACATGTTTTTTAAGAGTTCTCAATTCATCATTAATAGAGATTAAATCACCTGGCCTGCAAAGAAGAGTTTCCAAACCCCCCACAAATTGAACATTTTGATCCTCATTGATTGTGGAATAAATAGTGTGTTGGCCAATGCGTTTAGCATGAGCGCGACTTGTTACGCCAAAAGTTTGAGCAGAAGTTCTTAAAATACCTCTTGTTTTAATATCGTCAGGATCTTCAACATATTCAATTTTTTCCTTAAATAAATCGTCTCTATCTAAATAAGAAACTTCAATAACATTATACTGTAAATCTTTACGAGAATTTGTGTAACTAAAAGATCCGTCTTTTACATTACTATTATTAAATGAAGACATGATAGGCTTCAAGCGATCATTGGTAAAATTAATTTCAGAATTGTTATAAAACATACTCCCTCTGAAAGAGGCGACAATAGATTTAATCATGTCAAAAACATTAGTCTTATCTGCAATTACTCCATTAAAGCCATAACGAGGTTCCAAACCACCATCTGCTGCTGGAACCCCAAGGAAGACTCCTTTATTAGTTTTGGCATCAACGGCGTCACAGAATTGAGCGATCTTATATAACTCCCAATAGTTAACTTGAGTAGGGGAAATAAAATTACCCAAACCATATCTTCTATTGATTAATAAATCAAAAATAATCCAAGCTGGGTTATCTGTCCAAGCGAATTTAAATGTTCCGTCCCAGTTTCCCTTGTAAATGATTTTATCGTCACTAGTCACAGGAAGAGCATTAAATGCGGTCAACTCTGATAATGTAATATAACGCTTATCTTTTCCATTTGCTTTAAGCGGGAAATAATTGCTAGGAACAAAAACTTTTTTGAATCGAGCATCATAACTTCTAGAAGGAATCTGAGGAAGAGTGCGAGCATCTAATTTTAATCCACAAATAGTAGAGTATGGATAAGAAAATGGAAGATTAATAATTTCACTCACCTTTTCCAAAGAAATTTCTCTTTTAACAAGAGTAGAGTAAGATTCGTAAGTTGTTCTATAGACTCTAATAAAACGAGTTTGATCAGGTTGAGATGGTGGGAGAATTAATGGGGCAGCAAAACTTTGTTGAGCGCCTATAATAAATCTTGAGTATTGAGGAATAATAGCGGCAGTATTATTTTCCTCTCTTCCAATATCAATAGTAGCAGGAGAATCAGCAGTGCCTTTAATTTGAAAATCTTTTATTCCACCTTCTATAATTTTTTCTACTCCATTTTTATCTTGATAACCAATTTCAATTCTAAAATTAACTAATGAAGGCAAGCTAGTGCCAGCATCCACAGGGCCAACCGAAGCTTGTCCATATTTTTCCAAAGAAGTTTGTCTATGAGCAATATCTCTCAAAACCCTTACAGACATGCTAATATAAACTCTATCAACATTAGGATTATTAATTACATGAACTATTGGAATAGACGGTTCAGAAGAGTTTTTAACGTATTCTTTATTCCAATCGGAATAGCTTGTTGCAGTAGGCAGAGTCCGTGAATCTTCACTACCTTGCGAGCGTAAAGAGAAATCCAAACAAGCTCGTAATAATCCAGCTATAGATGATTGACTTATCGTGTAATAAGCAGGTATTGCAGAGTCTTTTGAATATATAAATGTACAAGCTATAGTGTCAGAAATTAATTTAACATAACCTCCATTAGTTCCTGTTACAGTAATTATAGGTTTTGGGCTTGTATTATAGGTATAACTACTAAAAACCATATTAGGTTCAAATATTCCCGTAACTTTATTCAAAGTTATTGTAATTTCTTTTGTTTCAGATTTTGTACCCTCTAAATATACTTGAAAAGTCAAAGACATAAGAATTTTAAAAACAACTTTATCTGGTTCAGTATCCGACTGCAAACAACTAAGTATTCGAAACACAGTGTTTGTGTTTGATATTACAGCCGCAGCGTTTTTAATGACACTAGAGCTATTTAACGCTTCATTTTTACCATTAGATAAAGCTGATTCATATTCATCATTCGTAAGAACATCATTTAAAATATTGCTATCTAGTCCTGTTTTTGCATATTGCGAATTTTCATCAAACGCAGTTTTTAAAGTGGTTGGAGTTCCATATAAAGTAGGTATTGATCGACCTTTTGCAAAAGGTCCGCGCAATAAAGTGCCGTAATTTTTATCTAAATAAGTTTTATTAAACAAACTTAAAGGTTTCTGTAATTCATCTCCATTGCGAATTTCCATTGAAGCGTTGCCGACATTATATTTAGAGGTGGAATCTATTAATTTTATAGATTTAATATTCTTAATAATTGCATCAATTGAATTTTGCAAAGGTTTGTCATTCTCTTTATAAGCAAAAATATACATTGAGCCGCATAATCGGTAATTTGTATTATCTGAACCTTCAAAGAATTCGGAATTATTATTAAAATAAGTTAAATCAATTTTAGGGGGAGGAGTAATAAATCTTCTGTTTTGCAACTCTGTACTCTCAAGAGGTAAATATGTTTGGTTAAGCAAATCACTATCAAGATATGTATACATATCAGTTGCATAACTTGGGATACCATCTCCAGTAACAGCTAATTTTAAACAAAAGAATGGATAATCTTCATCAAATTCTTGAGGTAAATTTGGCAACAGATAAGATTGAATTTCTTTTAATGATTTATAATTAAATTTAGCATTAATAGATAGCAATTGTTTATAAATATCGCTATCTGGCGCGTAAGAAGCTTGGCTTAAAGCTGTGTCAACTTCCTGAATTGATGAGTATATACTATTTGCTATATCTTTTTTAGAATTCAAAACAGAATACCCCACTCCACTTAAATATCCAGTTAAAGAAGATACTGTAGAGCTTAAAGTTTTATCTAAGAAATTATTTTGAGCATCATAATAATTACCAGAAAATCCACCAACTATCCCCGAAAAACCAGTTGCAACAAAAGATAAATCAAAAGACTGAAGGGTATTATTGCCAGAAATAGTAGCAGATTGTTTAATAGGAACATCTTCTAAATAAATAGCTTCAAAAATACCCGCATCATTCACATATTCGCCGCGCTGATTAACTAAACCATCGATGCTTCCATCAGATATTAAATCTACATTTTCAACATATTCGTAAGAAGAAATAGCCTGCAAATCGCCCATTACTGGAGGCTTCAGAGTTGGTGGTGGAGGCGGCTGTGGCGGCTTAGGCCCACCACCAGCACCCTTAATAAAACTAAAATTTTTCTTATTAAAATGATTCATATTTAATTTGATGGGCTTGTAGCCTCAGAATTAGAGCTATCAATAGTAGCCACTTGATTGTGGCCTTTTTTACTTGAACTATTAACAAATTCATCCGTTAATGATAAACTTAATGGGAAAGATTTAATAGAAGATTGAATAACAAAAGACCCAATTCTTAATCTTCCATAAACAAGGGGCACTGGATTACCTTGTTCTATAACATTTTCTCTATTAGAGAACGCTAAAGACTTATTAAAAGCGGATGAAACCCCCTCTGCTCCAGGTATTTTTGGATATTCTACTTTACCAGCTTGAATATATGCGTATGCAGCAGAGGCGACAGATAAAGCGAGACTCGCTACCATCATCCATGTAATTGAGGTGCCAGCAATAGGCCCA